TAGCTTTAAATATTAAAGCCTGTATAACCATTTGTGCTAATTGGAAAACCATATTTTTAAACATATTAAGAACAGAATCTCCAATACTTTCGCCACTAGCTAAAGCATTAAAAACGTCCATTATTCCATTAGTTAGAAATTGTGAAGTTTCTACTGCTTGATTTTGTAAGTAATTAAATTTAGCTTGTTCAGCAGTTACCTTAGCTAGTGCTTGTGCTTCTAAAATTGCTTGTGCTGGGCCTTTTGTTAATGGACCTTGTGGAGCAGCAGGAGCAACTAAATTAGTTAAAGGCTTTGTTGCTATTCCGTCTTGACCTAATTTTTGCATTGCTGCACGTACTAAAGCTAAATTCTTATAATCATTAGTTATTTTAGCAACTTCAGTACCTTGCTTTTTTAATGCACTTGTAGAAAGCGTAGTAGTATCGTCAAGCTTTATTTGGTCGCCTATTACTTTACCATATTCAGTATTTAATCTATTTAAATTACCGTCTACTTCATTAATTGCAGCAGCATTACCGTCTAAAGCCTTTGTAGTCAATGCAGTATTTAATTCAATAACTGACATTGCAGAACCTGCTCCTCTTATTGCACTTTTAATAAACTCCCAAGCCTTTGTTGCACCACCTACGCTTTCACGCATTTGGTTCATATCTTGCATTTGCAATCTAACCTTCTTAGCTTCTTCTTCTGCTATAATTGTAGCAAAAGCCTGTGCCATTGCTTTACGCTTTAACGCTGCTGCAATGCCGTCTATTATACCTGTTAACTTTGCTCCGTCTTGTATATCTAATGCCTGTAATTCTAAATTGCCCTTATATGTCGTTTTAAGCTGATTTAAAGCCCTTTCTCTTTCTTCTGTACTCTTAGTACTATCTGAAACTATACCGTTTAAAATCGTCAGCTTATCAATTTCTGCTTGTGCTTCTCCAACACTTTTAGACATTGTTTCGTTAAACTTTGACAAAGATTGTTCTGCTCCTGAACTTTGAGTAATAAAATTTAATATTTCATCGCCAAAAGAAACAAACAAAGAAGAAACAACACCAACTGCTAAACCAATACCTGCTGGACCCATTAAAGCTGAACCCATAGCCTTTAATGCTTTACCTGTGCTACCTGAAGAAGTTTGTAAACGTTGGAAAGATTCTAATAAAGGGTTAATGTTATTCGCAATACCCATAAACCCATAAGGAGCATCCTGTGCAACCCTTGACAAGTTAGATAAAGCCATTGTAGCCTGACCGCTTGCATTAGGTAACTTTTTAAACGCAGCACCTAAGTTACTTGTTGCAGTTACAGTTTCTTGTATATTTTTAACGGCTTGTTGATTGTCTGCCGTTATGGTAATCTTTAACGTTTCTTGTGCCATTTTATTATTTTACTCCGTATAATTTCAAAGTTCGTTGTAATTGTTCGTCTGAAATCTTAGGCGATTCATCTACTTCTACTTCATCACTAGGCAAAGGGAAAAACGTTTTAATACTCTTAGGATTCTTTTCTGCTGAATTTGACCTGTAAATCATATAAGCCAAAGTCCTTGTTCTTTCCCATTCCTTTATTTGCCTATTATCATAAGCCGTTTTATACAATAAAAATTCCCGCCACGTCAATTGCCAAAACTCATTAATTGTTAAGCCAACTTCAATAGCGAGAATAATTACTGAATCCCAACTTATATCACCTAATTTTTTTTTTCTTCCTTCTTCCCTTTTTTATCCTTTGTTTCAGGATTCATTGAATTTTGCATATACTTGATAAACTCTATAAGTTGACCATCTTTTGCAGACAATCCCCCTACTTCATCAATCCATTCGCATACTTCAAATTCTTCAAAGTCAATTGGGCTTTTATTAGTCTTGCATCCACTTTCTGCAGACGCACGAATAATATTTATAATTGTGCTAAGTTCAAAGCTGCCACTAGATAAAATATTAATTAAATCTACTAACGACTTATTTTCTAATTCACAAAAACGCTTCATTGCCCAAGTTCCCCACTGCAAAGAAATAACTTTGTTGTTTGTTTTTAGTTCGTACATATGGTTGTTTTTTTATTAAGTTGTTTCAGTCTGTGTCAAAGGAGGTGCAGCTACTACAAAAGTTGCAGTGAACTTAACATCGTCTTTGTCATCAGCAGTAACACCCCAGTCGCTAATCCAAACAGTACCTGAATAGGTAATATCGCCTGAAGTAGGAACAGCTTTACCAAACTTAGCAGCAAAAATAGTACGTGCAGTGTGTGCAGCATATAATTGTTGATAAGAATCTTTAGCAGGTGTTCCTGTTTCATCAATCGCAAAACCTTCACACTCAATAGTTTGAGAGAAAGAAGGACTTGGAGTGTAAGAATCGCCACATTTAGAAGTTGCGTCAATAGTGTCCAAAGTTGAAGTAATTGAGTTTGAAGTCAAACAAGCAACTGGTTTGAAAGTAGCATCGCCGTCGATGTCTACTAAAAGGATAATATCCCTTGCTGAAATTTTAGTTTCTGCCATTTTATTAGATTTGTGTTATTATTATATTATAAGTTATAATCGTTCTAAATACGTTTTCAAGTGGACTTAACCCATCTAAATTCCTTATACTTTCTATGCTTAAACTTGAGGCATTCCACCCTGTGCTTAAACTAATATTAGTATCAGAATTTATCGCAGTTAATATCAAATTGCTAATTTCTTCCGAACGCTTGTACCCAAAGTTAGCACTTTTTGTAACAATGTCCACTACTATACTTGTATTATTAGTATAACCGCTTTTTCCTTGTTCTTGACTTGAAGTTCTGCCTGTTAAAATTATGTATTCATTTGGTGCTGAATCAGGAGCAAATCCGTCATAAACAGGAACTCCAATTGAAGCCAAATTAGTTACAAACCATTTCTTTATTTCTAAACTAGCGTTATACATTTAATAGTTTTTTAATTCTTGTTATCAATTTAGGCTTTTCACTTTCAAATGAAGGTATTAAAAACGCTTGTGGTCTTATATTTACCTTTCTTATGCCTTTCCCTTTAAATAAAATAGCCAAATCTTCATATCCTGCTGGAACGTCAACTAAACCACCTGTCCCAAATTCAATATATGCAGCATATTTAGCTTTAGCCTCTACATCATAAGTTAATCCATTTGCAGAAGGGTCTATTCCTATTGAACCCCTTAAAAATCCCATATCAATAGGAGCAAGCCTTTTAGCACTTGAAGCAATAGTTAAAGCAGAAGAATTCATTTCGTCTGACAAATCTTGTGTTAATTGCTTATCTATTTTATTTAAAGCAACTTGAATTTCTTTTATGCCTGATAAATTTACTCCAAATGACATTATGAATAAATTACTAGTTCTAAAAATCTATGCTGATTTTCTACATCCTTTATTGAGTGTATTGTATATGTTACTCCATCAATTTCTAATTGTGAACTATCTGTAATAACTGCCCCATAACGAACATAAAGTCTATTAGAACGGTCAAACTCTAATCTTCCTTCATCTACTGCTCTACTTTGGTCGCTAGGTCTTAAATCGCCCCATATCGTAGATTGTAACGTAAAAGTAGTTGTAAAGCCGCCTTGCCCGTCGCTAGTCAAAGCTGAAGCATATACTTTAACTTGTCTAGTCATTGTATTTGCGTCTATGTAGTTTGATTTGGCTTTTCCTAGTTTCATATTAAAGTATTGGGCTTATTCTTGTATTTCTTTGACACGCCTTCCAAGTCTTTTCACAAATGCCAGTATTAGCATCTAATCCCCTATTCTCGTAATCGTAACTAACTTGGTCAAGTATTGCTATCTTCAAATCAGCAGGTACAGTTGTGTAACCTACAGAATAAGTAGCTTTTAAATTAGCGTATGTAGGACGTTGTAATTTAGGAAATTGTCCACCGAATAAAGTATATCCAGCTGCATCTAAAGTATTCCCTGCTTCAGTTATTAATGAAGTAAAAGAAACCATAGGACCAAAAGGTAATTCAAATTTGCCATCAAAATTGCTAAACCAAACTATTGCACCTTTAGGAATTAAACTTAATCCTGTAGCTGATTCTACTGCTTCCCTAGCTTGTTTAATCATTAACTCTATTTGAGCATCGTCAGCAGTTGTAGTTACCCTGCAATATAGTTTTGCTTCTGCAAGTGTTACTGGTTCTACTATCGTTCCCGTTGGAGTTAAAGTAAAATCTAAAATATAATTAGAATAAGACATATAGTTCTTTTTACAAATTTAGTCATTTTATCTAATAAAAAACCCCCACCGATTAAGGTGAGGGAAATTTATCTTTATAAACCTTAGAATTAAGCGTTTACAGTTGCATAGATTGCAGAAGAAGCCAACATTAAGTTGATATCTTCCATACATTCTATACGTGCAGTTACTAAGTTCTTTTGGAAGTTAGTTCCGTTCTCGTATGAGAATTCAATAGCTAAAGATTCAGTTTCTACTCTTTCGATGTAGTCTTGGTCAATAACTAATGCTTTATCGTTAGTTACCCAACTTGCAGAAATTACAGGAACTCCCCAAATTGTCATTCCACCCATAGGGCTAACAACAACTGAACCAGAACCAGCGTAATAACCAGCAGCGATAGTAGCTTTCAATAATTTACCCATTTGGTTTTCGCTTACCAATACATAAGAAGCATTGAAGTTAGCAGCCTTTTGGTTACCGATGTAATCTACTAATTGTAACAAATCGTTAGTTTCTGCAGTTGTAGTTGAACCTGTTGCAGCACCTGAAACAACACCAAAGAAAATAGCGTTCTCTTTCTTGAAGAAATCACGTTGTAATAATCTTGGTAAAGTTTGAGTGATGAAAGGTAAACTTTTCAACATTTGCTTAGAGAAAGTAGAGAAACCAGCGATATAATCAGTAACTATTTTAGTTTCTGTTAATGCGTAGTCGTTCTGTCCTTTGTCGTCGCCTTCAGTTTGAACTGCAATGTTATTTACATTACCAGCGTTCTCACGATATTGTACATAAAGACCAGTCGTACTTTGAACTGTAGGAACTAAATCACGAAAATTTACTTTCTGTGCAGGGAATATAGCTTGACGTGTGCTATAAGAAGCTACAGGGTCGCCAGTTAAGCTATTGCTTAATAACATATTCTTTACTTCTTTCAAATCCATACGATAAGAACCGTTAGAACTTTTAAGAGCATACTCTAATTCGCCGAACTTTCCGTCTAATTTCTCTAAGATAGCTTCGTTAATGTTCTTGCTTTCTTTCTTTTCAGCCTTCACTTGCTTTGCAGCTTGTGCGTCGAATTGCTTTTGCATTTCGTCTTTTACTACATTGATTGTAGATTTTACTTCCTCGATTTGAGCAGATACGTCAGCCTTTAAGCCTTTTACGTTTTCTGCCATTTCGTTAATTACGTTTTCCATTTTTACTTTTTAAATAGATTGTTAAATTGATTAATTGCCTTTGTTACTTCTTCGTTACTTGGTTCTTCAATAGCTATCGGCTCAACTGCGTCTGCGGGTTGAGTGAACTCTTTTACTATTTCTAACTCCAATAATGAAGCCTGTATTCTTTTTATTTGAATTTCCATTAAAGCAAAAGTGTCGTCTGTGAAACTACCACCTCTAAACGCTTTAATTAGATTGTCTAATTGTATTGATAAACTTTCTTTAGTTTCTACTCCTTCGCTTTTAAATCCTAGCGTTGGCGTTTCAGGGTTAGCACCCCAAAGAACTGCTGAACCTTCGTAAAGTTTTAATTCTCTTATTGTTCTTACTTGGTTTGTTTTGTTTATGTCGCTTTTAATAGTACTAAAACCGATTGAATGCTGATTGATTAAACCTGCCTCGTATAGTTTTATTACGTCTTCCCCAGCTTCTGTTTCTATTATTTGAGTAATAGCTACTAACATATCGCCTTCTACATATAGGTCAATTGGTTTACCTATTGTATGTCCTAAGTCTGCTTTATGGTCTATTAATGACCAAACTAAGTTTTTGCCTTTAGGTCCACGTTCTGCAATAGTTTTAGTAAACGCTTCAGCTACGATAATATCGTTATCTAAATCTACGTTACCAATTCTGCTCCAACACGCTTTAACGGTTCTTGATTCAGATGAAATGTCTAATATAGAATCCATTGCACCTTTTTCTTCAAATTTACTCATAAGACAAAGTTATATATTTTTTATTATTGTAATGCCTCAGTTATTAACGTTCCTATTGTTTGACCTAATAAGTTCCCCATTAAAGACCATAATAAACCTGCGTCGCCTTTTGGCGGATTATTTTCTAAGCGTAATAATTTCCCGTTAGCATCCCTTTGTGCTTCATAACCTAAAGTGCATCTACAGTTACAAACGTTCCCTGCTCTAGCCGTTGAATCTGCAGGGTGCAGCATATAATCTATGTATGTTTTTGCTTTTACTTCAAACTTAGCATCCATTGGAATTTTAACCCCGTCCATATGTAAGTGGTCGTTTGCATCACGTGGGATTGTTCTTGTTCTGTTATCCTTTGCTGAAATCCATTCTTTAACTGTTACTAAGCCTGTAGACATCGCACCAACCATTGAACCTATATTAGCTGACCTTCCTGTTTCTGTTCGTGCTATTAGTTCTGCTCTATAATCTGTTAATCCTGCTGACCTTAATAGTCTTATTGTTTCAGGTAATGTTAGGTTTTCTGCTGCTGCTTTATCTAAGAAAGATTGTATTTGTTTCTTAGTTGTATCGGTTATGTCTGCTGCTAATTGATTTAAACCCCTAGCCTCTAAATAAGTTAATATAACATAAGCAAAAAAGTCTGTTTCTTTACTCTTTACCT